ATATTACCACTAACAAGTTTAAATGACAGAGGCTTTCAGGCATTTTTATTCAATCCTGTAAAAAGCTATAAGGCCGACTATGCTGAAGTGAAGATACTTAATTTTTATAATGATGTAAAATGGTATTTTCCAAAAATGAAAAATGGACAGTTACTTACTGTTCCGTTATCAGAAGGACATAATCCAGAATGTGCATATTTTGTTAAAGATATTAGTAGACAAATGGAACTTATTGATTATGGCAAACTTATCTAACCAAGGAGTGAAAATAATGAAGGCAGGAAAGATATGGGGTCAAACAGAATTGATCCACGCAAACGGTGTACTAGAATTTCACCGTATTGAATACAAAGCAGGATACAAATGCTCAGAACATGAGCATCAATTTAAATGGAACGGATTCTTTGTTGAGTCGGGCAAGATGCTTGTCCGTGTTTGGCAAGATGATCAGGATGGTCTCGTTGATGAAACCATTCTTGAAGCAGGGGATTTTACACAGGTTAAACCAGGTAAGATCCATCAGTTTGAAGGACTCGAAGACGGAGTTGCTTTCGAACTTTATTGGGCAGAATTCAACCACAATGATATTGTGCGTAGAACTGTCGGAACACAAGTAAAATAACAGGAGAATATATGTTAACGAAACTTTTAGAAGGTGTAGACAAGACGCTTGTAAGGAATCTTGTGATTCTACACACACTAGTAATTGCAGTAAGTAATTACCTAGTAACAATTAGATTTGATTTATTTCCAGGTGCAGAACTGCCCTTGTTTGGATCATTTCCATTAGCGGCGGCGGCATTTACATTTCCGATCGTTGTCGTAGCAACTGACTTGACAGTACGACTAGTTGGTAAGCAAGCAGGTAGAGCCGTTGTAGCAATGGCAATTATTCCCGCTATCGTTGCGTCAGTACTAGTACTACTAGCACTAGGTGACGAACATGCATACAGAGTAGGACTTGCATCAGGAACAGCATATGCAGTAGGTACAATGCTTGACGTATATGTATTCCAACATATTCGTGAGCGTATGAGTGCATGGTGGATTGCTCCAGCAGTATCAACTATTGCGGCAAACATTATCGATACATATGCGTTCTTCTACACAGCATTTTATCCTGCACCGTGGGTTGGACCAGTAGCATTCAACAATACGTTAACAAAAATTGTTGTAGGCTTAATTGTGTTCCTACCAGCATACGGCTTGTTACTTAAATATTTGAAAGACAAGTTTGGCGTAGACGCTGTAAAAGGTACAAAGTAAAAGTATATTATGTACAGCCAACTATATCTAACACAGTTAAAAAAATTACATGCCGCCAAAGATAGACCAAGAGGTTTTGGAGGCAAGGTAAAAGATTTAGGAGCCTTTCATACTTACATGAAACAATGGGATCCTAAAACTGTGTTAGATTATGGTTGTGGCAAAGGTGCTATACTTTCTAAACTCCAAGAACAATATCCTAATACATCTTGGATAGGATATGATCCAGCAGTAAAAATGTTTGATATAAACTTGAAAAATAAAACATTTGACTGTGTATTTTCAAATGATGTTCTAGAACATATAGAACCAGAATATTTAGAAGATGTACTAAACCATATATGGCAATTAGGTACAAAATATATTTGGTTATGTATCGACACGCTACCTGCTAGAAAAAAATTAGCAGATGGTCGTAACGCACATTTGATTTTAGAAAATAAAGAATGGTGGCAAGAAAAATTACAAAAACGTAATGGAAAAATTGTTTACATACAGTTAAGTAAAAAAGGTAAACTACATGCCACAATCGAAAGATAAACTTATTCCAGATGAACCATTAGTGTACGAAAACACAGATGGAATTATTTGGGCAAGCTATCAAAATAAACCTGATATTCCTCGTTGGATAGTAGGCGGCGATCCAGAAGCTATAAGTATTCAAGAAGGTAAAATGTTTAGTTATGTTCAGTGGGAAGATATGATGAAGGTAGCAAATACAAACCCTGTTTTAAAAAAATATTTGCAAAAGGCTGTAGAAGCATATTATATAACAAAGGAAAACAAATGAGAATAATAGCAGGACCGTGTCAACATGAGTCATATGCACAAAGTTTAGAAATAGCAACAGAATGTAAACGTGTGTGCAACACCTATGGAATAGAATACATATTTAAAGCAAGTTACGATAAGGCCAATCGATCAAGTATGCAAGGCAAACGTGGTGTTGGTATGTCACAAACAATGAATGACTTCGGACTTATAAAACAAAATGTAGATTGTATGACACTTACAGATGTACATACTACGCAACAAATTGAGATTATTACAACCCAATACAACGACGAAGTTGATGTATTACAAATTCCTGCATTCTTATGTAGGCAAACAGACCTTTTACAAGCGGCTTGTGCAACAGATAAAATAGTAAATATAAAGAAGGGACAGTTTTTAGCACCATGGGATATCAAAGGTATCCTTAGTAAAACAGAAGGTGCTAAAGATGTTTGGATTACAGAAAGAGGTACAAGTTTTGGGTACAACACTCTTGTTGTCGATTATACTGGTCTTATCTATATGCTCGATAATTATGATAACGATATTGTGTTTGATGTTACGCACTCTGTCCAAAAACCCGGAGGACTGGGGACTAGTAGCGGCGGGAATCGTGATTACGTGCCTGGGCTGTCTCGTGCTGGGTCTGCTCTTGGGATCACTTCCTTCTTCATCGAAGTCCACCCTGTGCCTGATGACTCGCCAAGCGATGGTCCAAATATGCTTAGACTAGCTGACTTTGAACAGGTAGTAAAAGACATTATAGCATTTAATTATACAGGAAACGTTACATGAGCGAACGTAAAATACGAGAGTGGGCATTACCATACGTAAAAAATAGAAGAACTTATATTGACGTAGGTGCATGTGATGGAGACACTACTGATCCGTTTATAAAAGACTTCGAACGTGTTGTAGCATTTGAACCTAATCCTAGCGTCTTTAATAAAATTTCAGACGATGCAGAAAAATATAATTTAGGTTTAGGTGACCAAGATCTTGTTCTTGAAATAGTACTTCCTAACGGAGTTGAATATCCTGAACATGGTAGCATAACTAGATTTAATACTGAAGAATGGAAGGATAGGCCTAGAGTTAAAGTTACTATTAAGCGGTTGGACGATTTTAATTTTACCAATGTTGACTTTATTAAAATTGATGTTGAGCATTACGAAATGAATGTTTGCTTAGGAGCAGAACAGACTATTAAGAAATATAAACCTGTAGTTATGTTTGAAAATAAAAGAAACGAAGCAGATCATGTTTTAGCCTGGTTTGAAGATTTAGGTTATAAAATAGATAAAAGAAAAAGCGATACGGTAGCATACTATGAATAAAACAGCAATATTAATTCCGGCTAGATATAACAGCACACGCTTCCCTGGAAAACCACTATGCATGTTAGACAGTATTCCTATGATAAAACGTGTGTATGACGCTTGTACAGCGTCTAAGATACCAACATACGTGCTTACTGATGATGTACGCATTGCTAGTGTATTTCAAAATACAAGTGTTATTATAGACGATAAAGATTATGCAAACGGCACTGAACGATGTGCAGGTGTAGTTAACACAGACTATATGAAAAAGTACGATCAGTTTATAAACGTACAAGGCGACATGCCTGATGTAACATTACAGATGATAGAACGTTGTGTAGAATGGTTACAGTATTATCCTATTAGCACAGTATGGACAGACATGCCTGATGAGATGCAAGCTGATCCTAACTCGGTCAAAATGGTACGTGCAGGTGATCAATGCTTATGGTTTGGCAGAGGTATGACTGGCTACGGACACTGGCACTTAGGTATCTATGGATATAGACGCGATGCATTAGAACTATATCCTAGTATGGAAGTTACACAAGAAGAAGAGATTGAGCAACTAGAACAACTTAGATGGCTAAAAAATGGTTGGCAAATTGGCTGTAGTAGTGTATACTTTAATGGAGTAGAGATTAATTCACCGGAGGATGTAGAAGTATGGCAGAAACAAAACTCCCATTAAAGGACATACTTGCAGCTATTGATATGGGTGCAAAGAACGTATGGGACGAAATTACTGACGACGAACGAAAGCAAATTAGCTTTTGGTTGTTGAATAGATATGTAAGTAGTGTCAGTGGTAATAGAGAATCACAAGAGCTCGCAGTATTTAAAACTAATGAATACTATAATAAAAATTGGAATGAACTAGGCACCAAACATCCTAAATTACAATGGCAGCTGTTGTGTCAAGCAGGCAACACAGGAAAACTTGAATTCCATAAATGGTTAGGATTAAAAGGCAAGAAGTCGGCAGATAGTAAAATTGTAAAATTTTTATCTGAAAGATTTCCTAATATGAAACAAGATGAGGTAGAACTACTTGCTAAAATATCTACAAAAGCAGAGATTAAACAATACGCTGAGTCGCTCGGAATGGATAAAAAAGATGTCAAGCTCT